TTGTCTCCTGAATGGTTGTAGTGGGTGAAACTGTGGTAGTTGTTGGACTAGCGGTGGTGGTGAACGCCGAGTCGGGAACTATCTGAAAACCTTGACCGTTGATGTTCCAGGCAAGCATTACACAAGTGTTTCCGCCGTTCTCGTACATCCAAAGGTCGAGTGGTTGGTTGCCTGCACTAATGTCTATCTCGCCTGATTCCATCCACCAACAGTGCTGGTCGCCCCAGTTGCCCCACTCGTTACCACCGATGTCAATGATGCCACCGTCATCCGATGCCAACCAAAACTCTATGGTGTCATGTACGGGTATCTCGATGAACCCTGTCATGTGAACCATAAATAAATCAAGTGTGCAATCCTCAAATGGTTCACCGTTGTAAGAACGGTTGATGTTGTTTTCTACTTCACTACCGCATTCGGTATAGATGTTGTCTGACCGTGTGGGAGGTACGGTATCTATTGCGTAATAGGTAGCCTGTAGTCCTGCTATCGGTTCAGCGTTTGCTTGTGGTGCGAACAGTGCGAGTATTGCTACTGGCGCAAATATCAGCCAATGAGTATTGCGAACCATCTCACAAAACAAACTTTTTGTAAGAATCCCTCTTAACAATGTTCAAATCAAGATGCGCCGAAGTCATACCAAACTTTTTTCCAGCATGGTCAAAGTTACCAGCAAACTGCCAAGCATCCCAATCACCCCAACCCTTAACAGGCGGCGGTATTTTCTTCGACCCAAACGCATAATCTGCCCACAAAGAAACATCTTTCGGAACTGGTTTCGCTTTGAACTCTGCATCAGAATAATAAACATAACGAGCAACCCACAACGGGCATTGAGAAACACCCAACTTCATAGCAACATGGGCGTTCCAAAAAACTGCGTAAGTGTAAATGGCTGGTGATTTACCAAGTTCGTTTGCAGCCATTTGGATACAGGTTCTAACAATCTGTTTCAATACCTTGGGTTTAGCACCACCGTCATGCTCAATGTCAATTTGGGGTACGAGAGTTGCACCATATTTTTTGTGGTTGTCTAACACCAATCGCATTTGGGCAACAACATCTTCTTCAGGTTTAATATAAACGTACAAACCAAACGGGATATTATTTTTTTTAGCCTTATCACAGTTTTGTGCAAGTAGGTCATCTTCGTTTAAGCCTGCGTTGCTGCGAATATACGCAAAGTCTATTTTTGATTCTTTAACTTTTGTCCAGTTGATGTCTCCTTGATACTGGGAAACATCAATGGCGGTCAGCCAGGGTGAATCAGACAACTGGTTCAGGCTCAACGAAGTCTGTGTTGTCTGTCAAAAAGTCAACACTTCCGTAGTTGCCACGAAAGTTGCCGTTGTAACTTGTTTGTTTCCAATTACCTTGTATACCAAGCGAAGCAATAAACAACTGTCCTATCGGTTCACTTTCAGGGAAGTTGCCTCCACCGCAATCCTCATTAGCGACAACAATGATTCGCTTAACGTTGTTGTTCTCATCTAACTCCATAAAATGCGCCATGTGTTACACCTTAAATCGAACGAATACGAGACCTGCCGAACCATTACCACCAACCCGTGTCGCCGTGCCAGAGTCGGCTGCTCCACCGCCACCTGATGCTGTGTTGGCTACTGCGTTAGAACCAACAGCAGTGACCGCACCACCAGCACCACCGATAGACGAACCACCCGCACCCGATGCGACCGTACCGCCACCACCACCACCACCAGCAATAAATCGTGCAGAACCACCGATAAATGCGCTGACATCAAAACCTGCGCCACCAGCACCACCAGTAGTGCCTACTGCGGTTGCGCCTACCGCCCCTGCACCACCGCCACCACCGCCACCAGTTTGAGTGCTTCCCCCTCCACCAACATTACCTGCAAATGCTGTCTGGGTTGGGTTTAATGATACACCAAAACTGTTTTGACCTCCACACGAACCACCATTCTCCGCTGATGAACGGTCCGAACTAGTGTCATAGAAACCACCTCCGCCACCTGGAACAGACAAAAGAGTACCGATAGTTGTTGCTGTACCCGTATGGAGAGCAGCATTAGCACCTGAACCTGCTGCACCGATTGTGATTGTTGTGTTCGCATCAATATAAATGGTGGTCTGTTGTTTGCCACCTGCACCACCACCACCACGAGCAGTAGTTCCAGCCGCACCGATATTTCCACCAGAACCGCCACCACCAAAAGAAAGAATGTCAAACAAACCTGCTGTAGTTACAGTCAAAGTTCCTGTAGTTTGAAACTCTAAATACTGATAATTCACATTTGAAATTGTTACTGATGTTGGCGCACCAATGCCACCTGTAGCGACACCATAACCATCCACAACACCAATACCACCAGCAGGTGCAGACTTACCCCAATTACTAATCGTGGGTTGCTGAATGAGTGTGCGCTGTGCGTACCTTGTCATCGCTTAGGCAATTCTATTTACAAAACCAAAGATTTCAATTTTGGATGCAGTACCAGCAAACGCACGAATAACCTTTTGGGTTGCGTTACCTTGAACAACAAGACCAGCACAAACAAGCACCAAACCACTAGGTGTAGCAGCAATCGACTGCTGAATAATGTCTTTTGTTACAGACACCCCACCAAACTCAATCGTCAAAGTAACTGCCGACGAGTGAGTGTTTACTGCATACAACCAAACCTCGTCAATGGTTGCTGGTGTGGCTGAAGCGGTGTGAATTGCTGTTCCTGCTGTTGCAGTAGCGACAACGGTAATACCCAGACCGTCACCCGTGGTGCCTGCTGGTTGTAATGCAAGTTTAGTAAATGTTGCCATGTGTTGATTCCTTTATCCGAATACTTGATTATTTAGAATGTTTTGGTCGTCAGAAAAATCGGGTGTTGCTGTAACAGCCCATGCTACACCGTTCGCAGCAGTCGAATCCGCAGTCAAAACGTAAGCGTTAGTGCCAACAGCCAAACGATTCAACACCGACCCAGTAGTAACCAACAAATCACCCTTAGTTGTTAGTGTTGCCGCAACAGCGTTCGCTTGGTCAGCGTCAGTAGCAGTAAAAACTGGGTATGCCGTTGAACCAGCAGCATGAGAAGCAGCAGTAGTACCATCCTGCCCACGAGTAATAGAAGACAACGAAGAACCTGTGCGTGACCCAACCAAAACTTTTTCTTCGGTACTAAGACCTGGGTCAATAACCATAAAGAACGGACCAGAAGCAGTAGTCGTCCAGTTTGTTACATCGCCAGTGAGCAAAGCAGAAGTGTCACCAGCAGTAATGGAGTTAGTCAGGGTGCAAGCAGGTGCCGCACCAGCGTAAGACCTTCTCGTTGCGTATGCCATTTCTGCTCCTAATCTTGTACTGAACGCATTGTAACAGTACAGGTGCCTTCAAGGTCCCAGTTGGACTGGTATCCGTCAATCACCTGAAATTCTAAGTCTTCCATAACTACCGAATATGTTTCATTATTTTCTTGGTAGTTTATCACACGCGGGTTAGTAACCAAGTCCCTCAATGCTTGAAGTTCTGATTCGACATCAAAGTAGTATTCGGTGTCATGCACTTGTAAACGGTGGTGCATCAAAATAGGTACCCTGAACACTTGGCTACGGGCTGGTGTGGCATACGCTCTAGCCATCCATCGAGTCAAGGTCGGTCCGACCAGTGCTGATGCTCGGGTAAAGTCCAGTTTAAAACGTGCTTCAATAAACTTGGATTGTGGACCTGTAGCCACCGACTCTGTAGACAATGCCAAGTCGTGGGCTGTCATCGATTGGAACGCCCCAGAGTCCAGCGAGATATATGGGGTGATAGTTCCGAAGAGGGGTGTGGTACGGGTATCAAATTTGGCTACGAACTTGCGGTCAGGGATACCCCAACCGTAGGTGCCTGTGGTCAGTTCCGCTGTAGTAACAAGGTTCGCTGAGTCCTCAACATAGATTCCGTCGGCTGACACGGAGAAGATGCGTTTGTTGTTGAACGTTGCTACAGCCAAAACGTTCGCTGTTGAAGTCAACATCAGGTCAGAAGCATGGGCTGGGGTGTTTGTAGAAATAAATGTGGAAAGGTCTAAACGTCCCAACCCTGAAGAAGTGCCATCGTATTGTGACCAGTTGAACCACACGAAGCGTTCATCGGCTGTGAAAGAAACGACGTTGCCTGTGGTTGGGATGAGTGCGCCTGCGACAAGGTTCGATGCTGAGTCTGTGGTGGCGTATCGGACACCTTTGTTTGTTCCGATAAGTATTCCGCCAAGGTATCCGTAAACAACTAACGGTATTTCACCTGAAGGTAGTTCTAATGCAACAACAGGTTGGTCTAAGACACCTGCCGAGGTGATAGTGATTTTGTAGATTGCGCCACGGGTACCTGCGTATCCTGCAACGTAGATAGCGTTTTGTCCTGCAGCAAAACTTACCCAGTTCCATGTGCTGATTGGGTGGGCGTAGTCATCACCCGCGATGTTGCCTGCTGGGTCATAGTACAAGTCTGTGGCATTGCCACCCGAACCCTCCCCAGATACCATGAGGTGACCTTTAACAAAGTCAACAAAATAAAGTTCGTGACCGTAAGCAACGTTGGATGCTGTGTGTGCTGCGTTAACTTTCCACAACCCGAAACTGATAGTTAAACCAGCGTATGTCAAATAAATGTTTGTTCCATCGGTAGCCATGTCACGCGGGGTTAAAGCAGGCAAACCTGTGACAGCAGTCCATGTTGGTGATGACGCATACGGGTCAGTCGAATACAGCACATCTGCACCATCAACAATATAAACTTGGGTGTCAGTAACAGCAATCAACAAGTTGGTGTTCGCAGAATTACGAGACTCCTTAACCGTGTTCAACAAAGTCACCTGACCTTTAATCCACGGGCTTACACCTTTAGATGAAAAGAATCTGTAATCCTGTGCCTCAGCAGTGTCAGCATACTTTTGACCTGCACCATAATGCCAAGAGTTTTCACCTCTACGCCACAAACCTTGAGGGTTAATAGCAGCCTCACCAGGGCTAGTTGACTGGTCAACAGAATCACGAACACGTGGTTCAAAACCTCTAGTGAACTGATTAGATTTCTGGTCAACAAGAAACGGTCTGCCGTTAATAGCAATAGGAAAAATATCTGGAACTAAAGAAGTGCTAGTTGCCCCACCAAAGAAACGTGGCGGCGGTTGAGAGAACGCATCGGTGAAACGCAAAAGGTTATCTGCCACCGTTTAATCCTTCGATAGAAAAGTTGGGTACGCCCTCGAAAGTCTTGCTGCTTCTGCTTGGATACGGTCACGACGTAAACGTTGCAACTGGCTAAAACTGTTACCCACAGCACCAACGGCAACTTCATCGGCGCGACGGGTATCTCCTTGTGATTCGGTGAAGTTACGTTTCACTTCGCGTGGTGACATCAAACGTATCTGAGTTCCGATAGCAAGAATATCTGTGAGAGTTTCCTGCACACCACCCGTGCTGTTTACATCCACCGATTCGGTTGCAGCAGTTGTGTATGGTGCTTTGTATACGACACGTAATCTGCCAGGAAATACTCCTTGGTCAAAACGGATTGCGAACCCTGAAGCAAAGTCATCTGTTGGAAGGTCACGTATAAGACGTACCTTGCGTGCTATCGGATAGTCGTCAGTCATATATCGAACAGACACTTGCACAAGGTCAATGATGGCTGTGACAGCCGTCAG